TATAGGACCCCTCGTGACTTCTTCCTTGACTATCAATCTGTGAAAATCCTATCTCGGTTTCCGAACCTTGATACCGGCATCGACACAGACGCAGTAGCGTTGAAGAAGTTCATAGAGGCCGAATCTCTATGTAAGAAGACGAATTCTTCTGTCCGAAATGGTACTTACGTGGAAAAACCACGCGTTGCTTCGGTAATCCACCGTATGCAATGCAAAATAAGCACTATTCTCGGCGAAGTTCCTTCGCTTTCCGAACTAGATTTTCGTTTCGGTCCCGGAGCGGCGTTTGGCGTTCGAGGTGATACCTCGGCGTATAAGAAGATCAGTAGTGGTCTTGAGTGCTCACACGCCTTTATTGACATACTCCAAGAGTTTCTCGAGGAGTTCCCTGGGTGGTTGCCCGAAGGCAATCACGATGTTCGCATCGTGCCAGGAAGTCAATTAAGTATCGTTCCGAAGAATGCCAAGACTGGTCGTCCCATCTGTATTGAGCCGCTTCTAAACGGCCTATATCAGAAGGGTGTCGGTTCTTGGTTAAGAGACCGCTTGAAGAAATTCGGCGTCAATCTCGATGATCAGGGTGTTAACCGAAAGTTAGCTTCCCGGGCATTCGATGATTGTCTTGCCACTGTGGACTTCTCGTCTGCTAGTGACACGATCTCTTACATGATTGTCATGGACCTTCTTCCAATTGATTGGTTCGAAGCCCTTGATGTTGCCCGATGCCCCCGCTACTCCGCGGGGGGTTCCTGGTATAACTTTCACAAGTTTACCAGCATGGGCAACGCGTACACTTTCGAGTTGGAGACTCTTATCTTTTACGCGATGGCAACTGCTGTCGCTGATGAGTTGGGAGTCCCCTATTCGACAAATGAAAATTTGTCCGTGTACGGGGATGATGTCATCATCCCGCAATCATGCTTTCGTCTCTTCCTAGAGACTGCTGAGGCCTGTGGCTTCAGGATCAATGTTGAAAAATCCTTTTTTGAAGGTGCTTTCTACGAGTCCTGTGGTCACGACTTCTTCCTCGGAACCTTTGTCCGTCCCCTACTTTTGAGTAAGGAGGTTAATACCCTCCTCTCAGCCTTCTATGTCGCAAATCAAACCCTCCGTACGATCAACACTCTCCAGCGTTGTTCGTCTGAGGTTAATGATTCGAATAGTTCAACAGATGATCCTGTTATTCAAAGCCTTCTGGCTCTGCATAATTGGGTTGTCTGCTGCATTCCTCCGCACCTTCGGGTGTGGGGTCCAGAAGGTTATGGAGATGGCCACCTTGTTGCCCCTTTCCTACCGGAAATGGCTCAACGCCCCCCCCGCTGGGCTCGAGAAGCTCAGTGGGATGGTTGGTGGTTTTATTCGTATGTTGAAAGACCGATTCTCGTAAAAAA